AGCGCGCTGGCCTCTAATTTTCTGTCCATCGCCCAAAGGAAGACAGGTAACACGGGACTGATTAATGCGCATAACACACCTATCAACATCACGCCTCGGACCTGAGTCAGCATCGCACATACTCCTTAAAATTGGTGCATTGTTCCATATTGTTTCCATATATTCAAATAATACTTTGGATTGACGAAAAGCTGCCCCAACTACTACGACTTTTCGATCTGGTAAAATAAGCGCTCTTATCATAGAATAAAGAGATAGCATAAAGGATTTACCAAATCCTCGACTAGCTATAAGCATCGGAAAGCGTCTATTCCACATTTCGCATAGAAATAAAGCCTGGGATGGTAAAATATTTATATTGAATATGTGTTTACATAGAAAAGAAAAGTATTCTGGCCTTGTCATTAGCCATATCATTCTATAATGAAAATCATCTTTATTAAAGTCTACTAAATCAAAGGGATTGAAAAGTTGATCTTCTTTTATATCTAAATTCAGCCAAGCTTCTTTTATTTTTTTTAATTGAGTCATTTTAAACTATCTATAGTTTTATGTTTTCTGTAATTTAGAACCATATCCGCAAAGCCATAATATACAGCTTCATTAGCATCTAGATACCAATCGCCATCTTTTAGTTTTCTTTTAAGAAAGTTCTTTACTTTTTCATATTCTGGTTCTGTATGATGTTCTTTAAAGTATTTTCCATTAATACACGACTTTGTGTATATATCTATCATCTTTTCTGTAATTTTTTTATGAAATAACCCAGCTTTTTGCACATCTAGATAATTTCCAAAATAACCGCTAGATCCAAAATGGCACATAAAATATGCATTTGGCATCATAACACGTTTGTCAGCAGCTTGAAAGATAATACTGCTCATTGACTCTGCTTGTCCATATGCTATAATTGTTACGTGAGATTTGCAACAAGCAATAGCGTCGTATATTACCATGCCATCATTCCAGTTGCCACCAACGCTATGCATATGTATAATTATTGGGTCGTTGGATATAGTGTCAAGCATTCTAATGCTTTTGTAAAAAGTAGCAGCCATCTTATATTCAATGCCAGGATCTTCATCCGCATTGACAACATATCCATGTAAATATAATTCTCTATTTTTAATATCTATACCGTAACTATGAATATCGCCTATTATATCTGAATTTAACATTGAAACCTCCTATTGGAAAATTTCGTTGACTCTTTTGATTATACTAAGAACCGCCCACTTGGCATTTTTCTTAGAATCGCAAAAAATAACATGAATATCATGGTATAATTGAAATTCCATTATTATTTTAAGCATATATTTATTTGTAACCTTTACTTTATCCCAATCGCTTTCATTAATTCCAGATCCTTCGGGAAAATTCATAACATCAGAAAGTGAAAACTCAAATATCATAAATCTATACTTGAAAGTCTTCATCCTTTCTATCTCTTGCATAAATCTGATTTTATCTTGCCCTATGTTATTTGCAAACTCAGTTACACTAGCTTTTCTTTCAATGCATAACTTATCTTCTAGCCCTTCAATACTATAATCGCCAGTATCTAGCTTTTTAGTAACCATGCCTTTACAAACGTGGTATCTAGAGTTGCTTGGTTCAAAACTATAACCGTCTTGTTCTCTGGAATCTTTGATTATAGTAAATGGTCTGATTTTAGACATTTTTACCTCTTATTATCTCTAAAAATAAAGACTCGTAATGCTGTTCATGTCCATTTATTTGTTGATGACATTTTCTGCATAGTGTAATGCCATTATTTACGTCAAATCTTAGCATAGATGCTGAAGACCACTTTTTAATATGATGTGCTTGAAGGTTCTTTTTGCATTTACAATTGGGCATTTGACATGTAAATTTATCACGCTTATAAACTCTCATTCTCCATTCTGCATATACAGGATCGTCATAATTTCTTTTTATCATGGTACATAAGCCCTGATTACACGTATATCAAAAGATATATCCTGTATTAAATTTGATGTCTCTTGAGATGCATCTTGTTTTAGTATAGTTTCTACTAATCTGTAATAAGCTAAATGACATGCTTGATCTGGATCATCCGCTTCGATAAAAATAATTGGAAATGCAATTGAATATTCGCCTAAATTGAATTGTTTAAGTCTTGGCATTGCTTGTAACAGATCCATATGAACTTTATAGATCTTCATTAAAATAATTCTATTTAATAGAGTTAATATCGTGTTCTACCATGATTTTTACTAAGTCTTCAAAGCTATGTTTTGGTTTCCATCCAAGTTTATTTCTTGCTTTACTTGAGTCACCTCGTAAGTAATCTACCTCTGCCGGTCTATAAAATTCTGGATCTTGTACTACAAAGTTGGACCAATCATTTACTCCGATATATTTAAAAGCTACGTCTAGAAACTCTCGAATCGTATGAGTTTCGCCGGTGCAGATAACGTAGTCATCAGGACAATCCTGTTGCAGCATCATCCACATCGCTTCCACGTAATCTCCTGCATACCCCCAATCTCTAAATGCTTCGAGATTCCCTAGACGCAGTTTTGGAAATCCTTTATCCCAAGGAGCTTCATAGACTTTCTCTGAATCGCCCTGTTTGCAGAATTCAAGCTCTTCGTGTGGCGTATTTAGTATTTTAGTTTTATGTTCTATATATTCTGCGATCCATTTGGTAATTTTACGAGTAACAAATGTCTCACCCCGTCTTGGACCCTCATGATTGAATAGGATACCTGAACTGGCATGTAAGCCATAGCCTTCTCTGAACAATCTAGTCATATAATGAGCTGCGCATTTTGCTATAGCGTAGGGCGACTGTGGCATAAATTTTGTATCTTCATCCTGATATTTAATAGTTGGCGCATCATATTCATCGTATGATTCATCGTAATTTTTGCCAAACATTTCACTAGAACTAGCTTGATAGAATCTAGTATGGAGCATTTCTAAATCAACAATAGCTTGTAATATATTCAAACAGCCTTTTCCTGTGATATCCCATGTAAGAGCTGGTTGTTTAAATGACACAGCTACATGGCTTTGAGCAGCTAAATTATAGATTTCATCTACATCAGCGTGTTCTTTAAATATTTGTGTTATACTATGGTAATCTGTTATGTCTCCTTGTACGCGCACGAACCCTGGATGATCAAGAATATGCTCGATGCGTTCTGTATTTTCTGTGCTTACTCGTCTACATACACCAACTACAGTGTAATCTTTTTCTAGTAGTAGATCAGCTAGATGACTACCGTCTTGTCCTGTTACACCGAATATAATAGCTTTCATTTTTGTTCTTTCCTTATTTTGTCATAATAGTCCTGTTTGAACTTTGGCTCTAATTTATATAAGTTTTTAGTATTAGAACCCAAACGGTCAGCAACGTTAAAATAATCTTGGTGTTTTTTGCCAGCACCAATTCCAGAAATATGATATGTTCCCATACCCCATCGATATATCATTGTTTTGGATTCAAATTCATATATGTTAGCATTATTTCTATAAGTAATAAAAACATCTTCATCGCATGACTTATCCCAATTTGATACGGTTGAAACATATTGTTTTGAGTAACAGTTTCCGTTATTCACATTGCTTGGGGAACTAACATAGTTATTATTATGTGTGTAATATGAGTATTTTGATCTATAAACATCATATCCTGGGTTTTGCGTAATCTCTGCGCACATAGCGTCAAGACCGCCTTCGCAAAGTAAATCATCATCATCTAATCTATACATATAATTATGTTTACAATTGTTAAAACAAAATTTTAGCTTTTCACCTATAGATGAGAATCTTTCTTCGCAATTTATAATTCTTACATTTGGGGCGTCAATATAATATTGAACATTTTTATAATCATTAACTACTACCATTTCACAATCATGACGATTTTGTAACAAGAAAGAGTGTATAGCTTCTTCTAGCAAATTTTCTCGTCTATATGTTAGAGTTGCTATAGATATCACTGTCAATCCTTGATGGTTTCAGGTGTGAGAAATGGTTGATCTACCATATCGTCATTGTATTTATGATACTCTGATAATCGTTCTCGCTCTTTATCCATAGCCAACCGCATTTTTTCCATTTCCATGCCGTATTGAACAGTCACATCTGGATTATTGATCAAATAACTCATCCACCCGACAAAACTTGTCTTACTGTCCTCAAGGCGTTTAACGCGCTGCTCGCGCGTTGCTTTCATTTCCTTAAGCATAGAGTTCTTTTTAGTTTGAAGCTCGCGGTAATCCTTATTAAGCGACTCCTGAGAGGCTTTAAGGGATGCTACCTGACGTTCCATATTAAATAAGGCATCTCTATCGATTTGATCTGGATCACGCTGTCTTTCTAATAGAATTAAGTGTTCCAGAGCGTGTATTTGCTCGATATTGTCCTTGTTGTATTTAAGAGCGCGGTTCATAAGCAGTTCTAGCTTGATTAAGTCTACGACCTGTAGTTCTTCAGTGGGGATTACATCGTCTTTGAACTGTGATATAATCCGCGCCCAATGATATTGGAATAATTTTAGTTCATCTTCGGTAAATTGCTGTTTCAATTCGTGCCAGTATGGTCTAAATATTAGATCGTACTGTGCCTGTTCTAATTCTTGTGGTTTGCCCATCCAGTTTGGACGGTCAAATTCGTTTTTTGCGACTTTTTTCTTGATAAATTCAGCAACAGACTCTGGATCTCGGTCCAATGCGACTGAAATTCGGTCTAAACCGAGATTTAAGTTGTCTTTGATGAATTTTTCCTCTTCTTTGGAGATTCTACCTTTCTTCATTGTATCCATGCTCCTCTAGAATATCCATAATTTTTTCAACAATGTCATCTTTTTTCTGTTTTGTGATATAAACATCATTGATCATTTTAAGATAGTCCATACGCATGTGCGCAGGAAGGTTTTTATTAATAAGATGAATAATATTTTTTTGTTCTATATCGTCATAATCGTCAGTATCATCATCTGAATTGTCAATAATGAGATTTTCATGGTCTAATTGTGCGGGTTGAGTGATTTTTACCCTATCTTCAGAGTCTCCAGCGAAATGATGATTGTCACGTACAAAATTTTTGAGTCTATTAGAGAGATTTACACTCAGAAAGTTTTCAAGAGGGCGATTTTCATCATATCTATGCAGGGCTTCCATACAAATAATAAATGCTTCCTGTTTCATATCAGAAATAGTGTAGCCATGGAAGGCATATTTAGGGG